TTCTATAGACGATCCTAATGACTGCATCCACCCGTGGTTTCACCTTTAGACCAGCTACTATTAACGACGTATATGAACTAACCAGTCAAATGCTACCGAGAGGTTTGCAAGACTTTGAAAGAGTAGGACAACACCCTGTTCTTTCTTTAGCTATGTACATCCATGAAGATGACTCCTATCTTTTCTACGGACCTGATGGGAGTCTTTATGGTGCATACGGAGTTAGTGAAGACAATAGCTTTTGGGTTCAAATGACAAACAAAGTCAAAGACAACCCAAGAACAGCGGTTAGATTCGGTAAAGCGTTAATGGAACATATAAACCGTCCTTATCTTTGGACGACTATTGATATTGAAAACACATCACTTATTAATTTTGTGAGGTATTTAGGTTTTAAGGTACTACGGGTATTCCCAGATGGACCTGACAATGTTTACTCTATAGAGATTGTACGATTATGAATCAAAGTTTTGCCCTACAAAATTTTACCGGTAGCGGTGGTTTTGGCAGCGGTGGATCAACATTTGATCTACGTGGCTTTGGTAGTTCATGGGGAGGCAGTGGCGTTGGTCAATCTGCTGGTAAAGCTTTAAGTGGTAAAGGTGCTTTAGGTGGTGCTAAGGGTTTAATGTCTCTTGGCTCTATGCTTCCTGGCATCGGCACTGCCTTTGCTGTCGGTAGCATGGCTCTCGATGTAGCCGGGATGTTTATGGATGATGGTTCTGGTGAAAAAGCCTACCAAGAGGCTTACCAGAAAGAGATGGACCGGTTCCAAATGGAAGCCAGGAACCGTCAGCGTGAAGAGATGTTCCAAGCTCAACTAGCAATGGTTGAGGGACAACTAGAAAACAACTCTATCGCTGCTTGGGATGCCTGGTCTTCCGAACAAACCCGTCTAAATGAAGTTTACGATAAAGCAGCTTTTACTTCCCAAGCTCTTCTTAAACAGCTTTTGGAAGCACGAGGAGTTGCTGCAGCTGGTGAACGTTACGGTAAAAGCGCACGGCGTGTAGCCGATGTGTCTACTCTTGGTGCTTTTGGACGTTCACGTGCTCAACTAACTAGGCAGCTACAAAGTGAACGGTCGGCAACAGTTCAAAGCATGAAGATGACTTATCGTAGTCTCAACATGGCTAACGAACGTGCTTTGGCTAAACTGGCTCCTGTCGCTATGGAGTTTGCTCCACAACCGGCTTACACTGATTACACAACCTCTGGTCTCAAACAGGCGTTACAGATCGGTCAGTCCGCTATGACTGCTATGAAGAAGGGTTATGAACTGACCCCAGCTGGTGATAAGTTCTTTGGTAAAACCAAGCCTATCAAACAGGTCAAAATTAAAAAAGACTAAATCATGAACGGATTTCAAGAACAACAGTTGTTTTCCGGTGCTGCTAGAGTCCAAGGATTCCAGCCACAAGAGACACCAGATCTAACAACTGGCCTACGGGAACGTGGTGAAGTCGAACAAGCTAACTTGAAACGACTTGCCGCTGAGGAGAATCTGCGTCAAGCTAATGCTATCAACAAAAAAGTAGAAGTCTATGAAGCTATTGGAAACTTAGGTATTCCTTTAGCTAAAGAACTTGCTGAGTTGACTGCTAAAAGTTTCCTTGATTCTCAAGCAATCCAAGCACAAAACGACTATCGTAAATCAAAGGACCTTGGCACTACCCCTGAGGGTACTAAGGCTTACCAAGACATTTTAGAGCAGGCACGTAAAGAAGGTGTCATTACTACTGAAGCTGCTTCCCAGCTGGCTAAACAAGGTGGTTCTCTAGAGCAAATTAATTACATCAAAGGGTTGCCACGCTATCGCCAGTTGTACGCCATGCAGGCGTATCTGACTGACAAGCGTAATAACTTATCTAATGCGTGGGATCAATTTAGAGCGACCGACACACAGCAATACACTGACGTTAACGGTCAAAAGTTTACTGTTAAAGATCTAGAACTTAACCCTAACAAACACCGTTCTAAAATTGTATTTGATGCTTTTAGCCGAAAGCAATATCTTAAGGATGGTTTTAGTCAAGAGTTTAACCCTAACCCTGAAGTCTCTCGCATCTACAACGAAGGTCTGAACGAGCTTCAAGATAGTTACCTTACAAGTGTTGACAACCGGATTAACATCCAAACGTCTGAGGAACTTGTAAACAGCGGTATCCAAAACTTTCTGTCTAACGGAAACTACAACGATCTAGTTCGTGCTTACATGAACTCTTATGATCCTAAGACTGGTAAGATTCGTGACAATGCTGCAGCACTGGCTGCTGCTGAGGCTACTGTCGTTGGACTGTATGCTTCTGGTCAGATTACCCGTGAACAGGCTGTAGGTATCCGTACTCAAAAGGTTGAATGGGATAAAAAAGGTCGTGACTTTGATAAGTTCTACGCTAATCGTCTTTATGCTAAAGATGGTTTGTTTGCTCAGATTAACGCAGTTGATAAGCGTAAACTAGACATTGCTGAAACTCAAGATAAAATCAAGCTTCAACAGTTTGAGGATGCCTTCGATGCTCAAAAGAGAAAACTACAAGCTGAAGGCCGTCGGTTCACTAACGAAGATGTACAAGATCTTGTACGGTTTGGTCGGGATGAGCTAGGCTTATCCATGAGTGACATGAGCTTCATGTTGCAAGACTACCTGACTGCTCAAGAGGCTGATGATGAGGCACAAATGCGTCGTCTTCAACCTATCATTGATCAACAAGGTTTTGTTGAAATGTCAGACCTTGAGGGTGCTAGCCCTGAGCTTGTTGCTAAACTTAATCAGCAACGATTGATTCGTGATCAAGGTCTTGAGGAGTTGACTACTGGTAATAAGCAAGAGGCTCGTGATACTATCCGGGCGTTTACTGGAGCACGGATTAAGATTGAAGAAGGTCAACCAGAACCAGTTGAGTTTGTCCGTCAGTACAACAACGCTTACCGAGCTTATGAAAGCTACATGCGTGGCTATATGCTTGGTGGTATGACACAAGACGAAGCTCAGACTTTAGCAATTAAAAAGTTAAACGAAAACAACGCACAAGGTACTTACACTAGAACTGACCTGCGTCCTCTTCCTAACTCTAAGTTTGCTAACGATTTGTCTTCGGCTCAAGGTAATCTTAACGATCAATCGTTTGACCACACCACAACTATTCTACCTAATTCGGAACCATATCTTGAACAACTTGACAAGTGGACAAAAGGTGAAGCCGCTTTCCCGCGTTATTACACCCTTACTGCTGCTAGTAACAAGTACATCAGTGGTTGGGACCTGGCATCTCAGCAGTATCGCATCAAGTACAACCGTGAACTTGGGAAAGATGCTAGGCGGCGGGCGTTTGAAAACCAGCCTGCCGCAGTTCAAAGTGTCCTAAACTTTCATCCTACGGAGCGGAAACTGGAGCGAGCTAGAACTACTGACTTCACACCCCGAGCTTCTACTCTCGGTAATCCTCTACTCAAACGTGCTGCAGACATTACCTCTAACTATGAGTCTGCTGGCGCTGGCGGTTACAATGCTGTTAACCAAGGTGGTGAAGCTGGTGGTACTAAAGTCCCTGCAGGGTTCTACTCTGGTGATTTCAGAAACATGAAACAACACGGTGGTCGTGATCTAACCACAATGACTGTTGGTGAGATTATGGATCTTCAAGCTGATCCTGGTAAGTCCATGAGCAATGCTGAATGGGTTAAACAAGGTAAGCTTCACGCTGTTGGGCGTTATCAAATTATTGGTAGCACCTTAAAAGGTCTTGTAAAGCGTCTGGGTATTTCTCGTGATGAGAAGTTTACACCCGAGTTACAAGATCGTCTTTTCTTATCTCTTCTAAAGAGTGGCGGTCCTGGCCAGTGGGTTGGACTTAAAAACGCTACACCAGAAGAACTTGCAATACTTCGTCGCGCTCAAGGAATGCTATGACATTAGAACAACAAAGAATTGACGCGACTTCTATGGTAGCCAAAGAGCTACGTGAACGAGAAGAGAAACAGCGTCAAGAGGAAGAACAACGTAAAGTTGAACAAGCTCAGTTAGAGCAAGAGAAAGCAGCTGTTGCTGAACGGGAAGAGTCAAAAAACACAATGAACATGTTTGAGCGGGCTCAAGCAAACATTGATGATATGCGGGCTGCTAAGAAACAAATGCAGCCTAACCAATATGGTCCAAGTGAGAACGCTATTGAACTGATTGACTCAGTTAAAGGCGGTCTTGCGAAGACTGCTAGTTCTGTCATGACGTTCCCAGAACGTGCATTCGACATGACGACTGGTGCATACCAGCGTGAAGTGGCTGAAACTGGTGAGTACAAGCCTGGGTTTGATCCCCTTGGGTTGTCTGACTACGATTCAGGTACCAAAACTTGGTGGGGTAAGCTCAGTGAAATGGGCATCCACTTTACCGGTATGGCTGGTGTTGTCAAAAAGGTTCCTGGCGTTGGACCGATGGTTCAAAGGGCTGGACTTAAGGGTGACTTAGCTGTTGGTTTTGTGTCTGATGCTCTTTCTTCTACTTCTCAAGAGGGTAACATCAGCCAAGAAATTTATGAATCTAAGCTGCTAGAACGTGTACCCCTTATGGGAGCTGTTCTACAGCCTGCTGTGGGTGTAGTTGCAACTAAAGATAGTGATCATCCTTGGCTCAAAACTCTTAAGAATGCTGTTGAAGGCATGGGTGCTGACGTTATTGTTAGTAAAGTTTTGCGTGGTTTTAACGGCGGTAAAGCTGTAGACGATGCCCGTAAAGCTGACGTTCAAAAGCAAAAGGATGACACCGCTATCGAAGAGATGACTGCATCTCAAGACCAGCGGGCAGCTAAAGAAGTTGAGGTTCAACAACTTGAGTCTGAAGTCTCTACGATGGAAGCTCGGATCAAAGGTATTACCGATGGTCCTAAAAAAGAGCAACTAAATCAACAGCTTGAAATCCTTAAAAACGATCTAGAGACTACTAAGCAAGAGCTGGAAAACGGTAAGTTTAGTGCTTATGTTAACCAAGAGATTGCTGACCCTTGGTTGGGTGCACCTAACTCTCGTGCTGCGTCTACCATTGAACTGGATAAACAGGCTAAGCGTCTAGATGACATTGGTGATACCCCTGGTATGGGTTCTACTGACGCTGTTTTTACACCTGCTCAAGCTAACCGTATGGCTACTCAGTCTGGTCTGCTGGACACAGAGCTGGAGAAGATGGGTCGTGAGTTGCTGACTGATACGAAATACCAGAAAGAACTCGCTAAAGCTAAGGCAAAAGGTCAAACCTTTACTGAGCACTACAAGTGGCATTTTGACCGAATGCAAGAAACTATGGGTCGCCACGCTACTGCTGTAGATGCAGAGGATTTTTGGAAACCATTCTTTGATGATCCTGCTAATGTTATCGGTGATGAAGTAGTTTGGAAATCTAAAAATGTAATTTCTGCTGACCTTGTTAACGCTTCATTGTTCTCACAACTGCGTGACCTGGGTATTGCCAGCCGTGAGTTGGTAGATGTTGCAGACATTATGGACACCGATGGTCCGATGAAGACCATTGCTGACCGTCTGATTGTTGGTTTAACTAACGTTAAACGTTCACGTTATTATCAATCTGCTGAGTTTCGTGCTCTACAAGGTATAGAAGTAAAGGAAGCTGAGCTTAGGAATCGTACTGAAGAGATCCGCGTTGAGTCGGAGTTCGCAGTCAACACCATGATGGAGATGGCACAACGCTCAGATAACGATGCCTTGGCACGTGCTCTGGCTGAAGCATTCTCCATGAGCAATAAGATCCAAAACTGGAAAGACCTTGACGCTTACATGCGTACCCGTCTGACTAGCATGGGTGTTAACGCTAACACTGGTCTGATGATTAAGGAACTGCAAAGTGTAATGACACACAGCATCCTTAGCGGTCCTAAGACGCCCTTGCGGGCTATGATGGGTACCAGTACTGCTGCACTGTTGCGTCCGGCTAACACCGTTCTTGGAGCTGCTATGCGTCGTGACTGGGATAGCTATCACGCTAACCTTGCTACGATTAACGCATTTACGCAAACTATTCCAGAAGCATTTAAGTTGTTTAGGACTAACCTGAACTCCTACTGGAATGGAGATGTAGCTAACATCAAAACTCGTTTCCAAGAGGCTCAAACTCGTTCTGCTGATGAGTGGGCATTTTATGGTGACTGGGTAGAAAGGAATGGTAATCTGGGTGACAAAGCCGCTTATCACATTACTAACATTGCTCGTGGTCTTAACAACAGTAAGTTTTTGACGTACAGCACCTCTATTATGGGTGCTACTGACGATGCTTTTAAGTTGATTATGGGTCGTGGTCGTGCACGTGAAAAGGCGATGCGTCTTGCTCAAGACCAAACCAAGAAAGGTATTGTACCAGAAGTTACTCCTGAGTTGCTTAGGAAGTATGAAGATAACTTCTATGATGACCTGCTTGATATGGATGGTAACGTTGATATTAACAGCGACACCTTCCTCAAGTCTATGGTTGAAGAGGCTACTCTTACTAAAGATCTGGACAACCTGGGTAAGGCTCTTGAAGATCACTTCACTAAGATGCCATTTACCAAACCGTTCTTCCTGTTTGCTCGGACCGGTATCAACGGTCTAATGGTCAGCTACAAGAACATGCCTGGCATTGGTCTGCTGCACAAAGAGTTCTACGATATTAACAGAGCTACGCCTGATGACCTGATGGCTGTGGCTAAGTACGGTATCACAACTGCTGAAGACCTAGCTAACGCTAAGGCTATGTACGCCGGTCGTCAAGCGGTTGGTGGTGCTGTGACTAGCATGGCTGCATTCCATTATATGAATGGTGGTCTGACTGGCAACGGTCCTCAAAACCGTCAACAGCGTCAACTATGGCAAGATACTGGCTGGCAACCTCGTAGCATCAAGATTGGTAATACCTGGGTTAGCTACGATTCCTTTGAACCGTTTAACCTGTTGTTTGCTACCATTGCTGACATTGGCGACAACATGAAGCTAATGGGTCCGCAGTGGGCAGAACAAAACCTTGCTACCGTTGCACTGGCTGTTGCTGGTACTGTTACCAGTAAAACCTACCTGAGTGCATTGACTCAGCTTGTGGATGCTCTGTCGTTTGAAACTAAAGGTGGTGAAAAGATCCTTGGTCAGCTTATGAACAATACCGTGCCGCTGGCTGGTCTTCGTAATGAGCTGGGTAAAGTTCTTAACCCTAACATGCGTGAAATAAACAACAGCATCGGTGAAACTCTGCGTAACCGTAACCTGATGTTTGAAGAAGGTCCATTCCAGATGCCTGTCAAGTATGACATGCTGAACGGTGAACCAATCCGTGAATGGAACTTTATCGAGCGTATGTGGAATGCCTTGAGTCCGGTTAACCTTAAGATGGATGACAGTCCTGGGCGGGAATTGCTGTGGAACAGCGGTTATGACCTGCGTTTGACTGCTTACACTACTCCTGATGATGCTTCTATTTCTTTGAAGGATCACCCTCAACTGCGTTCTTACTTCCAACAGGAACTTGGTCGTTTAAATCTTGAAGGTCAGCTTAATGAGTTGGCTAAAGATAAACGTATTAAAGAGTCCGTCAAACTGTTTAACGAAGATGTTCGGATAAACAGCGGTGTTGATCGTCGTTTGGACCCAATGGAATCTTATCATCATAACTTGGTGATTAAGAACTTGTTTGAAAGTGCACGTAAAAAAGCTTGGGCTAATGTGCTCAAGAAATACCCAGAAGAAACTGCACCTCTGTATGCAGAGGATCGGCGGCTTAACATTCTTACTGAACAAAAGCTGCTTGAAAGTAAGCTTCTGAATATGCCCAAATAACCCACCCATTTCCAACTACTTACTAGCGTAATGGCTTATCCCGAAAATACATACACCGGGAATGGTTCACTTACAACCTATTCCTTTACATTTCCATATCTCGAAGAGTCAGACGTTAAGGTAAGTCTTGACGGTGTTGACCAAGCTACAAGT